CTGACTCGCCGTGCTCGAAGCGGGCGGAGCGTGCGGCGTGGACCGCAGCTTTTATTTCTTCCTCGTAACCGTCGAGGCCATCGCCAGGGCTGCAATAGAATCGGTGCTCACGTTCGAGGTATCGAGAACACAAAATGTATTCCACCGGCTGCAAATCACCGATTGAAGCATCAGGCATCCGTGACAATTCAAGAGCAAAGTACGTCTGAACGTCTGGTTCGTCGATCAAAAACAAGCAGCCATTCCCGGTTCGTTCAACAAGCTGAATCACGGACAAAACCTCATCGGCTGTTGGGTTGCACGCCTTCACTTCAGCCCACAGGTTTACTTGTGGTAACCAGAAATCAGGCAAGTACCGATGTCCGTTTCCAAAATCAAAACCTTCGGTTTCGTACTTGTATTTAATACCGATGTTCTCAAAGAACACAGCCCATCGCGCCTCAAGCCGTGAGCGGAAGCGATAGCCGTTGTACCTGGTTTCGATTGCCTTGACTGTCATTCGCTGACCTACTTCGGTCGGAATGGATTGTTGATTTGTTCAACGAACGTCGTGCGGTCCGCGATGTATCGACACTCGCAAACGCCGATCGGCCCGTTACGTTGCTTGGCGATGATGATCTCGGCCGCTTCCGGGTTGGCGTCACGGTCGTGAAGAATCTCGCGATGAATAAACAGCACCACGTCGGCATCCTGTTCGACCGCTCCTGATTCGCGCAGGTCGGTGAGTTCCGGGCGCTTGTTGGCGCGTGACACGAGAGCGCGGTTGAGTTGCGAAAGCAGGATGATCGGGATGTTGAGTTCCTGCGCCAGATGCTTGAGTGCCCGGGTCAGCATGGCGACTTCTCGTGCGCGATTCTCATGCGGCGTGTCAGGCGTGATGAGCCCGAGATAATCAATCACGACGAACGAGACTTGATCGCGTCGAACGGCGGCGGAGATGGAAGCGATCACGGCGGAGAGCGTCCCGGACTTCGGCGCGTCGATCCAGATCGGGAGCTGTGCGAGTCGGTTGCTGGCCTTTGCAAGACTGGCCCATCCCTCGTTATCGATTCGTCCGAAACGCATCAGGTTCGCGTTGATGTTGGCTTCCTTGCCGAGAATTCGCTTGGCGAGTTGACCGGGTGACATTTCGAGCGTGATGAACAGAGTCGGGTATCCGAGCGTGGCGGCATGATGGGCCCAGGTCAGAGCGGCGGCGGATTTGCCAACCGACGGACGGGCAGCGAGGACGATCAGGTCGGACGGTTGGAATCCGCAGAGCAGGTGATCGAGCGTAGCAAGCCCGGACGGAATCCCTGTCATCCCGTTCGGAGACTTCCCGGCTTCTTCGACTTCGGCGATGACTCGGACAGTGATGGGCCCCAAGCGTTCTGGGCCCGAGGCGGTAGCGTCGGAGACTTCGGCCAAGGATTCCCGTGCCCGTAGCGCGGTTGCCCCAGGTGTGGCGCTGGAACTGGACAGGTCGACCAACTGGGCCCCGACGGTTGCCAGTCGACGCCGGTTGGCGTTTTCCTTAGCCACGGCCAGCCAGTGCGGGAAATGCCGGGTCGTCCCAAGGTCCATGTCGAAGATCACATCGGCCCAGGACGGGACGAGGCTGGCCCGCCCGAGGCGTGCCATTTCGTGCTGGACGAGAACCATGTCGATTGGGGCCCCCCGATCGGCCATATCGAGGGCTGTCTGGTAAATCGCCTGGAGGTCCCGTTCGTGGAAGTCGGCCGGCTTGAGCTGGGCCCTGGCGGTTGGCAGCAGGTCATCAGCTTGGATCAGGCACGATCCGAGGACTTCGGCTTCGGCACGTCGGGTCGGGCTGGCCGGCTGGTTGAGTTCGAGGTCGCGGACCTTGACCGGGGCGATCACGACGCGGCCTCGATCGTGCCGTTTTCGTCGAAGTCGCCGGGATCGGATTCCTGGTCATCGTCCTGGTGTGGGTCAGGGATGAAGTCTGGCCGGTCGGGGATGGCCGGTTCCGGCTTGGGAGGTCGGGCCCGGAGTTCGGCCTCGTACTCCCGGATTTCATCGGGGATTTTCGGGAGGGGTTGGCGCTCGGGTTTCCCGACCAGAATCGGTGGGGCCCCGGCCACCAAGGCCGGGGGGTCCCCGCCGGTTACGGGAGGGGTGTGCAGCAGCCCGGAAGGGGGCTGCACACATACTGTCTGACTGACTCTGTCTGTCTGTCTGACTGTATGTATATGGTTAACCCCCCCCTGAGGGGGGGCGTAAGGCCCCCCCTTATTTTGTTGCTTTCCTTTGACTTGCGCCGATTTAAGTTTTCTGCTTCTGAGACCACCTGTTTTTTTGCCACTTTCGCGGGCATTATCGAGGTCTTCCAGCTCGACATCCACGACCCGGTGACGGAGCTTCCCGGCGGGCAATTCATAGAATCCAAATTGAAGGATTCGCGTAAGATCGGAGTCGGATTCGATGCGCCCGGCAATCCGGAGATGATTCCGACCGGCCGGGATTGCCCCGCCATTCTCATACAGGAGGTCGACCAGGTCGCGGTATCTTCCCCACTGTGCCGGGGTCAATTCGGATCGGGCCTCGCTATTCAGGAAGCGCCCTGGGCGGGCCTTGTAGTAAAAGTCATCCCGTCTCGGCATCAGTCCACCCCCACAAAAGGAGTGTCCCAATGCGTCAACTCACGATGACCGCCTGCCTGCTTCTGGCCCTGTCCGCCCCGGCCCGCGCTGAGGACAAGCCGGCCCCGGTCCAGAACCCGGACGGGCCCATCGGCACGGTGTTCGTGGACCTTGGTATTGGCAAGGATGTGGTCGGCCGGTGGTGGCTGGAGGGTGATGGTGGACAGGAGACGTTTAGGGCTGGCGTCAGCGGGACGACGGGCGGCGGGATGGTCGGGATTGTGGGGAGTTCGCGAACGACGCTGTTCGTGGGCGCCAGCCGCGCCACGGCCAAGTACTCGGCACTGCCGGGCGTCACGGACAGTCTGCGTCAGCGGTACGAGTTGTGGACGGTCCGGGCTACGCTTCGGGTGTACCTGGCGCTGCCGGGGAGGTAGTGGCCCTATTGAGGGCAAAGCGAAGCGGCACGCAGCGGAGCTAGCCGATGCGATGCCGCTGTTTTGCTTCTCGTGATCCAGAGCCGATCGGAGGAGCCGGGACGCGGTTGAAATGATCGAGTCCCGGTTTTTGTGTGCCAGCCCCTTTAGTTCGTAGTGGATGTCTTCGTCGACCTGGATCGACTTTATGGCTTCGTTGGCCTTGCCTTCTTCCTCGTCTTTTCCTCTTTCAGCGCCCAAAGTAGCAGCTCCCTCGTGAGGTCGTGCATCGGCACGCCCCGTTCGTGGGCCAGCTTCTTCATGTCGAAGTGGACGTCAGCATCAACCATGATGCTTTTCCGCACCGCTTCGTCAGTATCAGCCGCCCCACCTTGATGAGACTTCTCTCTTGCACCCATGTTATCCCTTCCTTTTCAAGAGTCCGAATATGTGAAGCGCCTATAACCTGCGCCTTCTCAACATATTACGGACCTGTGCAGGTGTTAGGTCAGGACTGGCCAGAACATACACCAAAACTTTTAAATTTGCAAAAATAAAATATTTGTGGACTTTTCCAAAAAGTATGCCGTAATGTTCCTTGTGTCGGTTGATGGCAACTGGCCAGAACGTTACGGAGGCACCACCAATGACCCAGACGACCAACACCACCCGCCTCGAATTAGCCCCCTGCCAGCGTTGCGGGGCTGCGGGCACGAGCTACTCGAACGGCGCCGGGATGGTGTACATGCACTGCTCTGACGGCTGCGAGTGGAACAAGATCGGCCCGCTGGCTTCGCTGCCGGACTATCGCCAGCCCGAGTTCCAGAACTGGAACCGTCTGGCCAGCTCGTGGAACGCGCGGCAGCGAATCCTGGCTGACCGCGCCCGGATGGAAGCGGCGCTTGGCCTCCCCGAACTCCCGAGCTGGCTGCGATGAGCGCCCCCCTCTGGCTAACCATCGCAATCGTCGTGGGCCTCGTGTTCGTGGCGTGGCTCCACGAGTTGCATTGCCGAATTGAACAACTCGAATCGAAGCAGCCGAAGCCGTTGAAGCCGCGCCCAGCTCACTGGACTGACCCACTCAATCGAAAGGATGGAATCTGATGCCCGTCATCATCTACGCATCCCTGGCCGGTTTCGGAATCGGCGGCCTCGTGATCGGTTTCGCCTGTTACCTGATGGGCAAGAGCGACGGCCGCCGCGATGGATACTTCGATGCCGTCGATTTCATTCGGGAGCAGACACGGATTCGCAACGCCAACGCCGCACGCGAAGCCGGGGAACGCGCCATCCTGACCGCTGCGGAAGTCACGGCGTGGCGTCTCGGGATCGTTCGCTACGACTCCCCGTCCATCAGCGAAGTGCGCCAGCTTCGCAACTGGTCAAACAACTGATGGACCGCAAAGAGCGAATCATCTACTGGCGCGAGCAGCTCCGCCAGATCGTGCGGAAGGATGGCGCGACGGAAGCCCTCGACTACGCGGCGCAACAGATCGGGATCTTCGAGGGGCGGCTGTATCAGGCCAAGAAGAACGCGACGGACAACCTGACGAGGAAAAAACGGACAGCGGCGTAACACCACCCGCTCACGCCCCGCGCAAGTCGCAAGGGCACGAGCAAAAGGAGAATGGCAATGCCTGACTATCGCAAGATGTTCGACAAGGAATACATCGGCTCCTGGGATCTTGACGGGAACGACGTGACCGCCACGATCAAGGATGTGAAGGCGGGGGAGCTGGCCGGCCAGAACGGGCGCAAGTCAAAGAACCCGATCGTCTATTTCGATGGGTCCGCGAAGGGGCTGGTCTTGAACAAGACGAACAGTAAGACGATCGCGGCGATGTACGGGACGCTGACCGAGGCGTGGATCGGCAAGTCAATCACGATGTACCCGACCAAGACGGAGATGGCCGGCGAGACAGTGGACTGTATCCGGATTCGCCCTGGGGTGCCGTCGTGACGACCCCGCCCCTCCACTGGTCTGACCTGTCCAAGATGCAGAAGTCCCCGGCTCACTATCGCCACCACATGGATAGCAAGGGCAAGCCAGGCCACGGCGAGGCGACGGCAGCCATGCGGTTCGGGAGCCTCGTCAACGATCGGCTTCTCGGCACGACGGCCTACGGGACGGAGTTCGTCGTATGGGAAGGTGGCCGGCGCCAGGGCAAGGCATGGGACGCATTCAGCGAGGAACACGCCGGCCAGGAGATCGTGACCGTTGACGAATCATCAATGGCTGATGCTGCGTCGGCCGCCGTTCGGTTCCATCCGGTAGCGGGTCCACTGATCCAGAGCGGCGCCATCGAGAAGCGGATCAACTGGGAGTTTAACGGCCGGGCATGTAGCGGCACCCCCGACGTACTCGGCCCGACCGCTCTGGTCGACCTCAAGGTAACCGGCGATGCCAACCCCGACCGCTTCATGTGGCACGCGATCCGGATGGGCTGGTTCGGGCAGCTTGGATGGTACCGGGACGGCGCGATCCGTTCCGGCCTGCCAGACCCAAAGCGGTGCCACATCATCGCGGTCGAAGCGAAGCCGCCCCATGTGGTGACGGTGTTCGACCTGACGGACGCGGCGATCGAGTTCGGGCGGTGCCAGTGGCGGGCATTGTTTGAACGGTTGATGACCTGCGAGGCCAGCAATCAATGGCCGGGTTACTGCGCCACGTCGACCGCTCTGGACGCGCCGGATACGGATTCATTTCTCTTGAACATTAACGGGGAGGATACCGAAGTTGCCTGATATTGAAATCCCGCAGGGGTACTACTCGGGCGAAGTCATCGAAGCCGCGTTCGACATCGACAATGAGGATGAGGACCAGCCGGTAGTCGGCTTCAAGGTCAAGCTGGACGACTACGAGGAACCGACGTGGTGCTGGCATCGTCTCTACGGCCAGCGCAAGACCGACGGCACGATGAACCGTGACAAGACGAAGGCGATCATTGAAACCTATTTCGGCAGTTGGGATGCCATCGACACGATTGAAGAGAGCGCGGTCGGAAAGCGTGTCCGTGTCGTGGTGTTCCACAACACGACGCAGGGCGGGAAGGTCTACGTCAATGCGTACCTGGTCACGAACAGCTGGAAGCGCGGCACGGCTGACCCGGAGAAGGTAGCCAGCGCCAGATCGAAGTTGACGGGGAAGCTCGGCAGTACGGGGTTGCCGTTCTAGTTTCACTTTTCCCGATCCACGGTAAACCGTGGCCGGTTCGTCGGGCGGGTTTAAGGCAACTCGACAGGCAAGGAGCCGGGCCGTTCCTGTCCCGGTGCGGGGCGGCGGGGATTCACTTCAACGAAAGGCACAAAACATGGAACGCTCCATTAACGACAAGCTAACCGCGAAAGCTCGCAAGCTCTACAACGAAACGGCCATCGTCGAGAGCGTGACGGACCCGGCGAAGGTGAAGGGGTACATCTTGACGCTGATTGCGGGAGGCCGGATCAACTCGACCTGGATTGGCAACACGGTGGCCGGTGCGACGACGGTGCTCGGGAATCGTGCCGGAACGTGCAAGCGGCTTGGAATCGTTAAGGCGTAACCGATCCCCCCACTCGCGGCGTGCCGAGGCGGGTGCCTGGTCTGAACGCCTGACCGTGGCGGCGAGTGGGGATACTTCTACCGGAGGATGATGTGATACCTGGCTGGACCTTTCCCCGAACCGCCGGAATCTTCGGTGGCAACATATCGACCGACGAGGCAACCCAGTCCGCCCGCCTCTCGAAGTGGGCCGCGCACGACATGGCGATCCTCTACCCCGGCGCGTTCCGTGTTCTGCCGGATGTGGATGAGCGGTTGCGCGTGCTGAATCCTGGCATTGAAGTCTCGACGTACTTTCAGGGGATGCGGCGGTGCGAGGTCGACTCGATCTACCGACCGAATCCAAGAGGGGTCACGCTGCTGCCTGAGGTTGATGGTCAAGGCTGGCCCGGATGGGATGCGATGGACCTGCGGCTGAATCTCACGGTGGAGCGTGTCATCGAGTCTTACACCGAATGGCAGGTAGGCGAATATGCCGGGACGCGCCCGTACTTCTTTGACGAGCTTCACGCCGATGTGACTTTCGAGCGGCCTGAGATCACCGGCCAAGCATGGTACGAGGGGGCGCGGAAGCTGCTCCGCAAGATGGGCGGGGGGATCGTCAACGGGAACTTTGGCCGTGTGACGCCGAACACTCCCGATGGGAGTTGGACCCCAATGATTCATGGCCGAATGGTCCAGAACGCCGGGGATCTGACCGGCGCGGCCCTGTTCGCAGAGGCCAAGCTACTGGTCGAGGAAGCCGCGATGACTTCACCGGAGCGGCGCTGGTTCATCATCCAGGACACGCGCCCAGAACACGCGCTGAAATGTCTGGTCCTGTCCCTGTTCTGCGATGGGTACTACGGGATCAGCCGCCATGATTTCCGGCAGGACACGTTGATTGAAGCGGCGGTGAGGCGCGGGGCTTTGGGTAGGCCGGTGGAGTACGCGAATGGGTTGTTGGCGGTGAGGCGCGGGGCTTTGGGTAGGCCGGTGGAGTACGCGAATGGGTTGTCACAAGTGCCTGATGTTAAAACGAACTATTCGGTTTCTCGATACTTCGAGCGCGGGTGGGCTTGGGTCGGTGAGACTGGCGACTTCGGCGTGGTGATGACGTGATGACGCGGGCGGAGCGGTTGCTGGATGCAATCAAGCGCGGCGAATTGATGTCGAAGGCAGACAGCCGTGATGCGCTAGCCGTCGTCGAGGCGGCGGTGGCGTGGAACAACAGCAACCACGAGTCATGGGAGGACGCGCTGCGGGATGCCGTGGCTGATTGGGAGCGTGAAGTGCGAAGGCTGCTACGGTGAGGCGGTTTCGGCGCATGGCATTGTTATGGTGAACGAATGACCGCCCCGCGCTGGCTCCAAGTCCTTACGTGGCGGCTCATCTCACGGAACGCCATCTTCCGGTACTGGTACAGGAAGCATATGACTGATGTTCTGTTCCGTTTCGAGGCCAATGATATCGACCCGGAATACAACATCGAGTGGGCCAGAAAGAAGCTGGAGCGGCTCAAGTGACGCGCTGGCTGCGGCGGGCGTGGTGCGGGGTGGTGGTTGCCGCCCTGACCGGCTGCACTCAAACCGTCCCGCCGCCCGACCCGCAAGTCCACCGCCTAGGCATCACCGCGATGACGGCCGATGCAGTCGCAACCTATCCCACCGTCCCAGTAAACAAGTCGCCAATGGACAGCACGCAACGGACCGGCTCAAGAGTCATCACCGTGGCCGCAATGGTCCGCGACTACGACGACACCTGGCGACCATCCACGGCCCTGGTGAGGCTCTGGCCGGCGAACGCTGCCGGTGACTCGGTTGCCGCTGACCGGCGCGTGTACGACAGGGCGGCGTGGACGACGAACTGGCAGGACCGGGGCTTTGACATTTACGTCTGGGCCGCTTTCCCGGACTCGTTCGGTGTTGCCCGCTTCCCGCGCCTGCCTGACCTGCCGTTTTGGGTCGGGACCGCGCCGAGGGCTTCCGGGTATCCGATGCTTGCCATCAAGCCGATGGTGGCGCGGGTGACTGGGGATACCTTGATTGTGATGGAGGGGCGATGACCAAGCCGTCGATATCCGAAGGCATCAGGCTGTGCGAGGCGTACTACAGGTCCGTGTACGATGAGATAGACACAAAGGAAGCCATGCTGACATGGTTCGAGTGTCACGGCCCCGACCTGCTGGAAGAAGTCCAGGCTGCGCGGGCGCTGGAAGTTGTAGACGGCGGTGACGATAGCAGGGCTGTTGATATCGCCGAGACCCGCCTCTGCGCCGCCCGTGAGCGGCTGGGGGATTGAATGACTTTCGACGGCGGGGGCTTTACGCGCCTTCCTCCACGGAGGATTGTCGGAGAACCATTCCGAAGCCCCGCCGTCGTTCTCTTTCGCGTGCCGTGGGATCACGATGCGGTTTGCAGCCACACCGAGCCTCGGCAGGAGGTTAGTCCGTTGAATGACCATGATAGCCGTTGGTGGTCAGCTATTGCGCATAGTGCGGACAAGCTACCCCGGCACGCGATCTACTTTCGTTCAGCGGTTGTGCCGATACAGGCACCGGCTGATTGCGCTGGTCAGCGTACCGGCCACAGCTGGACGATTCATTAACCACCGCCGACGCGGGAGAGAGGGAGAGGATGAGCGAGGTTATCCACTACGCCGGTCGCGTGGTGACGGACAACGGAACGATGCTCGCCGGGTGGGCGGCGTGCTGTAGCGGGCGGGCCGCCATCAGTATCCGCGAGCGAGGCGACAACACTCACGATAGGGGGCAGGTAACGTGCAAGCGGTGCCTGCTACAGATCGAGCGGAACGACCAACGGGCTGCCAGAATCGAAGCGGAGGAACGCGATGGACATTGAAGCAAGCGCAGGCAGGAGCAAGGAAAGCCTGACCCGCTCCTGCTACCGGCTCACGATCAAAGCGGAGAACAAAGCCGAGGCCCGCGACCTGGCGGCGCTGCTCCATCTGCTGCACAAGGCGGATATCGGCCTGTACGAGTGTTTCGACCGGGAGATTCGGGCTGCTGAGGTCGAGATGAAGCAGGCTGCCACCGAGCCAACCCCATGACCGCCGACCTGAAGCCAGAGAAGTGCCAGCACTGTGACCGAACCGTGTACCAGTGGCCGCAAGTCGAGGCGCTGATGCGGGAGGCGATTGAGGCGTTCGAGCATGAGAACGGCGTAAAGTACGTCGATCACAACGCTCGTTGTATTCCGGGTCGATATCATTGGCCTCGAAGAAGTTTCTTCGAGAAGGCGACCGACGCCGCCATCGCCGCCGTCGTCGCACGGCACAAGGAGGGAGCATGAGCGGAGAGGACGAACCTATGGACAGCAGCTTTGTAAATCTGCATACCGACCCTCCGACCTACGGTGACGGAATCAGGAAGCAGTACGAGGCGTCCTGCGCGATTGTCGAGAACTGTTCCGACCGCGCCGAACGACGGCGGCTCCTGGTGACGCTGGCAGCGGGGTATCTTCCTACGCCGGATGACATGACTGACGGGCTTGGGCCAACTGTAGCTGTGAACTATGCCATCAAGGCCCTCGCCGCTATCGACGCGGCGCTGGAAAGCGAGGGTTGGGATGGGTGAGCGGAACGACTTACCGATCATCCCGTTTGGCGGGCCTAACCTCGTCGATGAACTGCAAGCCCGCATCTTGACCCTCGAATCCGAGTTGAAGGCGGCACGGGAGGATTATCATGGCGTGTTCGCCACCGCTAAGGAAATGGCACGCTTCATCACTGGACACCATGACGCTGACGGCGACGAGGGCAAGTTGTTGGCTGCGCGACTCATCGAGTTGTACGTTGACAAGGAGGCCCCCGATGCCGAGTGAGAAGGTGGGGAGGCCGGTTCGAAGACATCCGCTAACTAGTGGGGGCGTGAACTTCTACTATCGTGCAGAAGAAGCCGACGCCTACATGGACCACCTGGAAGCCAGGATCGCGGAGTTGGGGGCGCGTGAGGAAGCTCTTGCCAGACTCGCCCTCGGGGTTTTAATCTCGGACGGTGTGCCGTCGCGTCAATTACTGATCGACAGGGCCATCATCGTCGCCAAGGAACGAATGGAGCCGCAGCCATGACCATCTCCCTCTCCGAACTCGAACGGCTGCACGCGGCGGCGACGCCGGGGCCGTGGGCTTTGACTGGGGCGCATCGACTGGCATTTTGCCAAGATATTGACGAATGCGACGGCCAGTGCCGCCGAGATACTGATCTAGTGGAGGCGTCGCGTAACGCCCTCCCCGCCATGCTCCGGGCGCTGCGGGCGGGGCGGGATTCCGAATTGCCAACGTACTGCATAGAGAATAGTGATGACCCATGCGGGAGATGCTGTCGGTGCCTGTTTCGTGAAGCCATGGAGGAGATCGGGGAATGACCGCCGCAATCCTTGCGACGTTGGTGCGGCTGGCTTGGTGTAGAATGGTCGGTCATAGTTGGCAATGGATGTTTCGTGGATACTTGCAAACCTTTGTTGTTTGCCGCCGATGCGGGAGCCGCTATGGATGATGTTAAAAAAGATTGGCTTATATTTGAATGTGGCTGCGAGACTTGGATAATTTATGGCATGCGTTACATACATCGATGCGCCGATTGTCAATTCATTGATGAGGCCGTCAAGCCGCTGAATCAGCAGCGCAAAGAGCGTGAACAGCGGGAGTCTTACTACATGCCCCGCGCCCTCGCCGCAGTTCAACAGCCGTTTTTTTCTGAGCGGATTTCATCGATACACGTCCTTTCGATGCCCTATGTCCAAGATCACGATGATGACCGGCCGAACCGAATATAGGATTCGGTAGTCCCCTTGTCGCACACGATAGACTGGATATTCGCCATCCATCACCCCCTGATTATCTTCATCTTCCTCGGCCCGCTGGCGATGAGAAGCGCCGAGTTCGACCGCATTATGGGTCGGGCGCTGCAAGTAAAGCCTGAAACTACGAAGCCAAAATCAGTGAAGAAAAAAACTGGGCCGAAGAAGAGTCCCGCCCGTAGCAAATGAACGCCCTTAACTAGGCCAATATTCGACGCCGACGGTCGGTATTGTCAAGTGCATAATCGCCAAGATAATTGATTGGACCAACCTGCCAGCCCCCGCCAAGCCAAAGACTGACGGGGGCGGTGAGTCAGTTACTTAGCTTCCGGTGAAGCCTTAACCGGCACGACTTCAATCGCCGGGCTGACGGTCGTCACGATCGGATCGGTTCCCTTCCCGAAAACCATCATGTTCCGCGTCGGGGTGAGCTTATCCACGAACGCGTAGATGCCGAGGAGCCCGAGAGCGACCAGGGCATAGTCCACGATCGGGATCGCCGCCGGGATGCCAGCCCACGGCAGGTGAACGACCGGCATATCCGGCGAGAGTTGCGGCAACTCGCCGGATAAGATCGGCCGGACGATGACCAGTACGCCCGCGATGACGCCCAAGATCCGCTTGGTACGCTCCCCGATCGGTCCAAAGAGATTGATGAGCCAGTTCATTATTTCCCCTTCTGTGTCGGTGGCTTCTTTCCACCCTTGATGAACCGCCAGGCATCGGCCAGCGCGGTCAGAACCTTGTCGGCAGGCGTCTTTCGAATGGCCCGCCATGCGTCTCCGAAGATCGTCATTGCGCCGTCACCTCCCATGTCCCGATAAACTCCACCCACTTGGCTCGGATCAACTGTTGCAAGTCCCCGTGCGCCCGCTCGAACTTGGGCAGGGCTTCGGCTTGGGACGTGATTCCCTGCTCGGCCATGAAGTCGCGCAGGAGCTGGGCCGGGGCATAGGTGAGCCAGACCGGGTAGAGCCGCCTGATCCGGCCGGCCACGGTGCCGAACTCGGTGACGTACCGGGTCCAGTCGTAGCCGGCGGCTTGCCGGGCCAGCCAGTGCCGGACGTCACCATCAAGCTGCGTCATGGACCCGTCTGGCCCGCGAGTTGTCCAGATCGTCGGTAGGGACCGCGTAGCCCGCACCCGGTCAGCCAGGGTAGGATCGGCCGGTCCTGTGGCCGCTACGTGG